GCCAGTCAATAAGTACTGCTTCCGTAGGCAAAAATGAAAATCTGAAAAAGGCTGTTGAAAATAATATTGCACTTTATTCAGCATTAGCGGTTAATATTGCGCTCAATTGTTGTTTGCATATAGCATATGAGGAGTTGCTAATGTCTATCCCGGTGAGATTTTTGGACCATGTAATCGAGCGAGAGGGGGGATATGTCGACCACCCGGCTGATCGTGGAGGGCCTACGAAGTACGGCATCACGCTACCGACCCTGCAGCGGTGGCGTTTGTCCCCTGGCTTGGAAAAATCCTCTGTGGAGGCGCTCCAGCAGGCTGAAGCCAGGGACATCTATGAACGTCTCTACTGGATCAACCCTGGCTTCAACAAATTGGGTACCAGTGAGTGGTTCCAGGAGCTGCTTTTCGATGCCGCGGTGAATCATGGGGTAGGTGGCGCCGTCAGAATGCTGCAGAGAACGGTCAATGTGGCCGCAGACGGCGTTATTGGGCCGCAGACCCGGGGGGCTGTGCGGATTTATCCAGAGCGTGAAATGTATCTCGGTATGCTGAGTGAGAGATATGAGCTCTATGCTAGGCTTGTCGCCAATGATCCATCACAGGGCGCATTTATTCTTGGTTGGGTACGGCGTTTGGAGCATTTCCTGAAGAAACTCAGGTGAAAACACTTGAATAACAACAACAATAACTCCAGGCCGATTCTTGGCTCCCATACCCGGGGGCCTTTCTTTTAGAGATCAAATGTGACTATAATCCGCCTATCGTCTGCCAAAGAAGCGGACTGGACCCGATAAGGATAATAATAAATGGATCCATTGACACAAGAGCAGTTCAAGAACGCGCTGCCTGAGAAGTTCCACGGGAAGGTGAATAAAGACTTGATGACGCAGGTCAACAGCACCTTGTCCGATCCAGCGATGCATGAACACTTTCGTGACAATTTGATTAGTTACACCGCGGTCCTGAAAGAAGGGAAGTTCAGGATCGAGCAGTACGTGAATGCCGTCAAGTACGCCAGCTACCGGCTGATGGGCAAAACCAAGCAGGAAGCCTACAGCTTGACCTTCCCGGTGCGGGCTCAGCAGATGGCGGCAGCCGGGACTTCGAGCAAGGATGTCGCCAGCTACGTAGCGATCTACGACAAGTCCAAGCTGGTCAACCTGATTATGGAGCAGACACTAATCCCGTCGTGGATCCTGAACCAGGACATCTACCAGAAGGCCATCAACTGCCAGGCCGAGCTGATGGTCAAAGCCAACAGTGAGAAAGTTCGCAGTGACGCGGCCAACTCCATCCTCACCCACTTGAAGCGCCCCGAAACCCACAAGGTCGAATTGAGTGTCGGCGCCAAGGAAGATGACAGCATCAAGGAATTGCGCACCGCGACCTTGGAACTGGTCAAGCAGCAGCGGCTGATGATCCAGTCCGGACAAAGTGACGCCGAGGACGTGGCCCAGTCGTCATTGATCATCGAAGGCCAGGCGGAGCGCGTCGAATGACCGACGGCAACAGCGCCGTCGTCGAAGAAGTTCTCGAGGACAACGGCGAGTTCAGTATTGAGCAGTTCCTCAACGGGGTGTTCTATGGCCGGGACCCCGACTATGTGCCGAGTGATTTTGCACTCGAGTTCGTGACCTTCATCAAGATGGTCAATGGCGTCGATGGGGAAGAGAACAAGACCCCGCTGATGCACTACAAAATGCTCGACACCTTGACCGACCGCGGCGCCCGAATAGCCAACATGTGTCACCGCGGCTCGGCCAAGACCACACTGCTGGCCGAATACCTGTTTCTCTACGTCGGAGTCTACGGTGAGATTCCTGGTTTTGGTAAGATTTCCCTAGCGCTCTATGTCTCAGACAGCATCGAGAACGGCGTCAAGAACATGCGCAAGAACCTGGAGTTCCGCCGGGAGAACTCGGACTTCCTGAAGCACTACATCCCGACAGCCAGGTTCACCGACATCCGCTGGGAGTTCCGCAACCGCGAGAACAACGTCTTCATCGTCAAGGGCTACGGCGCGAAGGCTTTGGCACTGGATAGTTTGTTGTACACTGGTTCTGGTACCACCACGATAGGTGAGTGCCGAGTAGGTGACGCAATTTACGGACCAGACGGGAGGCTTACTACCATCACATGTAAAAGTGAAGTCTTTAACAAACCCATGTATCAAATCACGTTGCGTGATAGACGTTCCATCAAAGTGTCCGAAGATCACATCAATTCGGTGGTCATCAATACAAACCCTAATAACACAACACGATGGGAAGAGTCTGACCTGACAACCAAAGAGCTGTTGCAGCAGCCGCTGGTACACACCAAAAGAGGTAACCTTCGGCATAGGGGTACATCGAGTAAGAGCCTGGTATACGTTAAAAACACTCAAGCACTGGTATACCCTCAGAAAGAGTTGCCTGTTGATCCATACACACTGGGAGTTGTGTTGGGTGATGGCCGTATCCAGAAACCCAGTGGTTCAGTAGAATTAACCACACACATTGACGACCTGGTTACCTATCACTCACACATTCCCTACACGTTTGGTAAGGGTCGGTTAGATAAGCGCAACACCAACACGTGGACGCAATCTATCCGTGGTCTTGGGCCACCTTTGAAAGCCATGGGCTTGTGTGTACACGGTAGCGAAAAGTTTATCCCTACGGAGTACTTCACAGGCTCTGTTGATCAGCGGTTGGCGCTTCTACAGGGTTTGATGGATACAGACGGTACTGTGACAAAATCAGGACGTACATCGTTCTGTAGTATGTCCCCACAATTACTGGAAGATGTCATGCGCTTGGCTCGGTCGTTAGGCGCTACGGCCAGTACCTGCAAGAAACCTTTTAACACAGAAATATGGTTAAACATGCCACTGTTTCGGTTGGAACGTAAACTTCAGCGTCAACGCTACGACCGCAAGGATCAACTGGTTGCCATTGAATCGATTGTTCGCATTGCTAACGAGCCCAGCCAGTGTATTGCGGTAGATAACATAGACCATCAATTCTTGACGGACAATTACTTCCGTACTCACAACACGGGCGTGCGTGGTGCCAAGGAACTGGGCGTGCGGCCGCAGCTGGCAGTGCTCGATGACTTGATCAGTGACGAGGACGCCCGATCGGCCACGGTGATCAACGCGGTTGAAGACACGGTCTACAAAGCTGTGGAATACGCGCTCCACCCGCGCAAGAACATGGTGATCTGGAGCGGTACGCCATTCAACGCCCGTGATCCGCTGTACAAAGCCGTCGAGTCCGGCGCCTGGAGCGTGAATGTGTTCCCGGTGTGCGAGCAGTTCCCCTGCACCCGGAAAGAGTTCCGTGGCAGCTGGCCAGATCGGTTCGATTACGACTACGTTAACAACCAGTACGAGAAGGCGCTTAAGCTGGGCAAGATCGACACCTTCAACCAGGAGCTGATGCTGCGGATCATGTCGGAAGAGGATCGGTTGATCCTGGATTCCGATATCCGTTGGTACTCGCTGGAGTCGGTGCGCAAGAACAAGCACATGTTCAATTTCGGTATCACTACCGACTTTGCGACCTCGTCCAAGGAAGCCGCGGATTACTCAGTCATCTCCGTGTGGGCGTACAACAGTAACGGTGACTGGTTCTGGGTTGACGGCGTTTGTAAGCGCCAGACCATGGACAAGAACATCAACGGTCTCTTCCGACTGGCCCAGGAGTGGCGGCCGCAGATAGTCGGCATCGAAGTCTCGGGCCAGCAGGGAGGCTTCATTCCCTGGATCCAGGACCAGATGATCCAGCGCAACGTCTGGTTCTCGCTGGCATCGGAAAACAACAGCGCGCTGCCTGGCATTCGGCCGAATACCAACAAGGTGGTGCGCTTTCAAACTGTTGTCCCATGGTTCAAGGCCGGGAAAATGTTCTTCCCCCACGAGAAAAGAAAAGAGCCTGAGATGCAGGAAGCTGTCAGTGAACTATCACTTGCTTCGCCCGGAGGCTTCAAGAGTAAACACGACGACTTTATCGACACCATCTCAATGTTGGCGTCGTTGGGGTTATGGAAACCGTCTGAAGATGTCATAATGTCGCCGTCAGACGGTGACGATATCTGGGAAGCGGATATTGTCGAAGAACAAGACAACTCCATGGGCTCCTATCTGGTATGAGGTCACTATGAAACTACAAGACATTTACGATCAGCTTGCCTACGGCGAACTGCGCATGTTGAACCTGGGTTCAGGCAACCTTGATTCTGAAGAAGATGGGTTTCCCAAGGAGTCTTTCAAGAAGATCCTGCCCACGATCCAATTGGGCCTGACGGAACTCTACAAGAAGTTCCTGCTGCGCGAGGGGCATATGACCGTGCCGCTGGTCGAGGGCCAGGTGACTTACGTCCTCACGGCAAAGAAGGATGCACCGAATGATTTCAGGGATGACCTGTTCAAGATCGAACGGATCAAAGGGATCTGGTACGGAGAAGAATACGAAATCCCGCTGAACCGGATCAGCAACAAAGCTGCTATCCGGACAACCAGCCACAACACGATGCTGGTGCCAAATAACGAGGATTACGCTCCCTGGCTCAAAGAAACCACTCAACTGAATATTGCCTACCGGGCCAATCATCCGAAGATCAATATCAACTTGGCCAATTCGGCACCGCTGGCAACTGAAATTAATCTGCCGATGACTCACCTGCAGGCTTTGCTGTACTTCATTGCCAGCCGCCTGCATAACCCGATTGGCATGCAGGACCAGTATCACGAAGGCAACAACTTCGCTGCGAAATATGAAAATGAACTGGTCCAGCTGCAGATGCTAAACTACGAAATTGACGACGATGCCGATGAAGATCGGGTCCGACAACAAGGATGGGTATAGGCCATGGCTGAAGATCTGACAGAAACGCAGACTGAAAAAAAGGTAGCGGAGCTGGCGCCAGAAAACTGGAAGAACCCGCCAAAGCTGATGGATCTCAAGGGTGACCTCGAGAGTTCCGACAGCGCCCACAATGCCCAGAAACAGAGGATCGATACCTGGCTGGATTATCTGCACGTCCGTGGCCAGGCCAAGCCGAAGACCTTGAAGAACCGGTCAAGCATCCAGCCAAAGCTGATTCGCAAGCAGGCCGAATGGCGGTATGCCTCACTGTCGGAGCCCTTTCTGGCAACCGACGACATGTTCAAGGTCGAACCCAAGACTTGGGAAGACGCTGAGTCAGCGCGTCAGAACATGTTGGTTTTGAACAACCAGTTCAACACCCAGATCGATCGACAGGCCCTGGTCGACGATTACGTTCGTGCAGCAACCGACGAGGGTACCGCCATTCTCAAGGTCGGCTGGATTTCAGAAGAGGAAGAATACGAAGAGGTAGAACCCATACTGGCCTTTGTCGAGGATGAAGACGTGACTCCGCTGATGCAGGAACTCATGGCGATGGAGGAGAACGATCCGACACGTTTCAAATTTGACGTGCCAATCGAACTCAAGAAAGCTCTCGAAGAAACAAAAGAAACCGGTCGGCCAATGAAGCCCCTCATCAAGGACTACGAGACAGTCAAGAAAACGCGGATGGCGAAGAATCATCCGACGATTGAAGTATGTGACTACGACGATGTAATCATCGATCCGACGTGTAAGGGGAACTTCGAGAAAGCCAGCTTCGTCATCCACCGGTTCGAGACTTCGCTGTCTGAGCTCGAAAAGGATGGCCGCTACAAAAACCTCGATCAGATCATGGTCGAACAGAATTCTTCAGCCCTGGCTGACGCTGATAACACCATGCCAACCCCGGAAGGTCATAACTTCAGGTTCAGTGACAAACCACGCAAGAAGATGTATGCCTACGAGTATTACGGCTTCTGGGACATCGACGGTACCGGCGTAGTCAAGCCGATTCTGGCCACCTGGATTGGCAGCGCCATGATACGGATGGAAGAGAACCCCTTCCCGGATGGCTTGCCCCCGTTCGTTACCGCACAGCTGATGCCGGTCCGGAACTCGGTCTATGGCGAGCCCGATGGTGAGCTGCTGAAAGACAACCAGCAGGTGCTGGGTGCCGTGATGCGAGGCATGATCGACATCATGGCCCGAAGTGCCAATGGTCAGCAGGGCTCTCGCAAAGATGCCTTGGATGTGACCAACAAGCGGAAATTCCAGCGAGGTGAGGACTACGAGTTTAACGGCAACGTGGATCCCCGCGCAGCCTTCCACATGCATACCTTCCCCGAGATTCCGAACTCCGCTCAGTACATGCTTCAGCTGCAGAACTTCGAGGCTGAATCCATGACCGGGGTGAAGGCATTTGCCCAGGGCATCAACTCCGATGCACTTGGCGACGTGGTTGCCGGGATCAAGGGTGTCATGGATGCCGCGGGCAAGCGTGAAACTGGAATCCTTCGGCGCCTGGCCAAAGGCATGACCAAGGTCGCTCGTAAGATCATCGCAATGAATGCCGAGTTCTTGGATGATGAGGAAGTCATTCGGGTGACGAATAAGGAGTTCGTCACAGTCCGAAGAGACGACCTGGCAGGAAACTTCGATCTCCGTCTCGACATCGCTACCGCGGAAGAAGACAATGTCAAGGCACAGGAGCTGGCCTTCATGTTGCAGACGATGGGCGCCAACCTCGATCCAGGCATGACCAAGCTGATCCTGCGGGACATCGCACGGCTTCGCAAGATGCCTGAGCTGGCTAAACAGATCGAGAACTACGAACCACAGCCTGATCCGATGCAGCAACAACTACAGCAGCTGGAAATGGCCAAACTACAGGCTGAAATCAAGAAGATTGAAAGTGAGATGGTCGAGAACCAAGCCGAGGCCCAGTACAAGGGTGCCAAGGCTCGCGAGACTTCATCCAGCGCTGATCAGAAAGATCTGGATTTCGTTGAACAGGAGTCTGGCGTGAAGCAGGAACGGGAGAAGGAACTCAGGGGTGCACAAGCTGAAGGAAATATACGGCTTGAATCACATAAAGCCGGTCTTGAAGCAGGAAAAGCAGCGCTTGAGCAAGATAATGAATTAGCAACCGAGTTAGACAAATACCTTGCAGGAAGTATAAACTAAGGTATAGTATGCGCAACAACGAAGCCACCTATTAACTACACAAGCAATGATGGGACTTACATGAGCCAAGAAATCAAAGATCTCGAAGTTAGCATCGAAGAAGCACAGGCGTTTATTGAACTCCAGCATGCAGCCGACCGTCTTCGTAAGAACAAGGACTTTCAGCTGCTGATTCTGGAAGAGTACTTCAAGAACGAGCCGGTTCGGATGACCGAAATCCTGGCTGTTCCGCAGGCCCAGGACGAACGCACGCAGGGGCAGATCCATGCAGCCCTCCGCGGCGTCAGCGAACTGAAACAGTTCTTCAACAAGATTCAGCACCAAGCCATGAATGCGGAGTCGGCCATTGAAGAAGCCAACGCAGAAATCGATGGCATCCATGAGGAAGGAGACCTTCACTAATGACTGACGCCAACGAGAATTCAGGCCAGGAAACCCTGGGCATGTCCGATGAGGACTTTGCTAACCTGAACACCGCGTTCATCGATGAAGCTCCTGCCGAAGAAGACGCCGGTGAAGAAAAGAAACAGACACCGGCCGCCGAAGCCGAAGGCACCCCCGCAGGGGGTGACGAAGGCGAAGGCGAGCCCGCCACCCCAGCAGACGGGGAAGAAGAAGAAGATGCCGGTGCCGAAGGTGCCGACGAGAGTGAAGACCCTGACGATTCAGAGGATGAACCCGAAGAAGGGGAAGAAAAAGAAGACAAGCCTGACGAAGGGGATCAGGACGAGAAAGACAAGAAGAAAGATGATGGCGAAGACCCTGACGAAAAAGACGATGAGCCGGACACTGCGGCAAAAGCGTTCTTCGACAAGGTAACCGCCCCGTTCAAAGCGAACGGAAAGGAGATGCAGATCAAGGATGCTGGTGATGTGGTTCGTCTCATGCAGATGGGTGCGAACTACAACAAGAAAATGTCGGCCCTAAAGCCTTCGCTGAGACTGGTGAAGATGCTTGAGCGCAACAAGCTCATGGATGAGGACCGACTTAGCTTCCTGATTGATCTGGACAAGAAGGATCCGACAGCAATCGCGAAACTGATCAAGGATAGCGACCTGGACCCAATGGATCTGGATCTGGAAGAGGGTCAGAAATACGAGTCATCCAACAAGTATTCCGTTGATGAACGCGAAATGGCGCTTGACGAGACAATCGAGGATCTGAGAGATTCCCCGACCTTTGACAAGACCCTGGACGTGGTCTCCAACAAGTGGGATGATAAGAGCCGTAACATCGTTGCCAATACACCTGAACTGATGCGGGTTATAGACGACCACATGAAAACTGGCGTCTACGATGTAATCAGTACCGAGGTTGAGAAGGAACGGACGTTAGGTCGTTTGAATGGCATGACCGAGATTGAAGCATACCGACAGATTGGTGATCGTCTCAACGAGGAAGGTGCATTTGCTCACCTGTTCAAGAGCAAGGAACAGGATCCTGCACCCAAGCCCGAGAAACCCACCAAGACGGCGGATGATGCCGAAGCACGGAAAGCCAAACGAAGGGCTGCAAGCCCAGCAAAAGCTGCTCCATCGTCAGAGAAGAAACAGGACTTCAACCCTCTGGCCCTGAGTGACGAAGAGTACATGAAGCAGACTGACAACCGTTTTTTGTAACACCACAACTCAACCTATAACAAGAACAATAAGGTGAACGACTATGGCTAACGAACGTACGTACAATGACCCGATTGGAGGTACTCCCTCCGAAATAGGTCCTCAGATCCGCCAGGATCATTATCTGAAGCAGGCCCTGATCGAAGCTCGGCGCTTGCAGTACTTCATGCCGCTGGCTGACGTGACTGCAATGCCGAAGAACATGGGCAAGAAGCTTCGCAAGTACCACTATCTGCCGCTGCTCCACGACGAAAACGTCAACGACCAGGGTCTCGACGCCGCTGGCGCCGCCATTGCCGACGGCAACCTGTATGGCTCCAGCAAGGACATCGGCACCATCACCGGCAAGCTCCCGGCCCTGTCGGAAACCGGTGGCCGCGTCCACCGTGTCGGCTACACGCGCAAGGAAGTCCAGGGTACGATCGAGAAGTTCGGCTTCTTCGATGAATACACCCAGGAATCTCTCGACTTCGATTCCGATGCCGAGCTGATGCAGCACATCAACCGTGAAATGCTCAACGGCGCCACCGAGATCACCGAAGACGCTCTGCAGATTGACCTGATCAACAGTGCCGGTGTGGTTAGATTCGGCGGTGCTGCCACGTCCAATGCAACTGTCGACAGCACCAGCGTTGTGGACTACGGCGACCTGCTTCGCCTGTCGATCACCCTGGACGACAACCGTTCGCCGAAGCAGACCAAGGTCATCACTGGCACCCGCATGGTCGACACCCGTACCCTTGCTGGTGGTCGAGTGCTGTACTGTGGTTCGGAACTCCAGCCGACGCTGGAAGCAATGACCGATCTGCACGGCAACCAGGCATTCATCGGTGTTCACCACTACGCAGCTGGTTCCACGATCCTCAACGGCGAAATCGGTTCGATCGGCTACTTCCGCATCGTCATCGTTCCCGAGATGACCCGCTGGGCAGGCGGTGGTGCAGCCTCCGATGCCAACATGTCTGACTACTACAACGACGGCACGAACTACGACGTGCTGCCGATGCTGGTGGTTGGTGATGGCTCGTTCTCGACGATCGGCTTCCAGACGGATGGCAAGACCGTCAAGTTCAAGATCATGAACAAGCGTCCCGGCGACGAGACGGCGGATCGGACCGATCCCTACGGCGAGCTGGGCTTCATGTCCATCAAGTGGTACTACGGCTTCCTGCTGCTTCGTCCCGAGCGCATCGCTCTGGTCAAGACCGCGGCTGCCCTGTAACACCTGGTAACAACCTGGGGGGACTCCAAGTTGGAGTCCCCTCTTTTCCATAGGCAGTAACCAATCATCAAACAACGGGATAACGTAATGAGTGATGAAACCAAAAATAGCCAGAGCGAAGATGCAGCCATCGAAGCTGCCGAGCTCGAAGGCCTGAAGAACCAGGCCAAACAGTTGGGTGTTCAGTTCCACCCCAACATCAAGGCCGAAAAGCTCCGGGAAAAGATCAAAGACGCCGCAGCCAAGCCGGATGATGAATCCAGGCCTGAAGTGAACGATACACCGGATCCCCAGGCAAAGAAAACGGTCACCAAGCGGGATCAACTCCGGGCTGCTGGACGCCTTCGGCGTGTCCGGATTACCTGCATGAACCCGGCCAAGAGTGAATGGGAAGGTGAAATCTTCACCGCAGGCAACAGCGTTGTCGGCAATTTCCGGAAGTACGTGCCCTTCGAAAAAGAGTGGCATGTTCCTCAGATCATCCTGAACATGATCGAAGACCGCAAGTACCAGACCTTCTACACGATTCAGGACAAGCGCACCGGTCAGCGAGGCCGCAAGGGCAAGATCGTGAAGGAATTCTCGATTGAAATCCTGCCGGACCTTGACGAGAAGGAACTGAAAGCTTTGGCACAGCGCCAGGCCATGGCCAATGGTACTGCTGAAGCATAAGTAGTACCTGACTCGCTGAAATAATAATAAGAAAAGGAGCAGTGCCGTGGTAGAAATAGAACGATTGCAGGTTTCCGATTTCACCGACGAAAATCTCGAAGGTGCTGGCGTATTTGATGCATTCATGCGAGCCACCAAAGCTCACGTTGCACATGAGTACGACAAGAACCGGATCAAGGGACCTGAGTATGCCACGGTTTATTTGAGCGCCCTGAACGCTACGGCCGACAGGGCGCTCGAATTTTTGATGCGCAAGGACGAGCAGTGGCTCCGAAACCGTGCACTCGAGATCGAGCTTGAAAAAGCCGAACTTGAACGAGACAAGATAGAGGCCGAGAAACGCCTCAT